GGCGCTGGTCGTGTGCAGCGGTGGCCTGGACAGTGTGGTCGCTGCTACCTACGTCAAGAAAGTGATCGGGGTTGATACCGAGCTGATTCACTTCTGCTACGGTAGCCGCGCGGAAGGCCCTGAGGTGATCGCTGTGCAAGCTGCCGCGGACGCGCTGGGCGTACCCTGCACCGTGTTCCCCCTGCCCGTCTATAAGCCCAGTGACTCCCCGCTGTTGCAAGCAGACAGCAAGATCGCGGGCGGTGAGGAAGGTGCCGAATTCGCTCACGAATGGGTGCCTGCGCGGAATCTGCTGCTGCTCAGTGTGGCTACCGCTTACGCCGAAGCAAACGGGTTCGACACTATCGTCCTCGGAAACAACCTCGAGGAAGCTGGTGCCTATCCTGACAACGAACCGGAGTTCATTGCCAAGTTCAATGACCTGTTGCCCTTCGCTGTGGGCGATGGAAAGCGCATGCGAGTCATGATGCCTGTTGGCAACCTGATGAAGCATGAGATCGTTGAGCTGGGGCACCGCATCGGAGCACCGCTCGACAAGACCTGGAGCTGCTACCGTGCAGGCGAGCAGCACTGCGGAACGTGTGGTCCGTGCTACATGCGTCGGACTGCTTTCGAAATCAACGGCCTCGAAGAGGTCATCACTTACGCTAACGAGAAGGAGTAACCACATGCCCTGGCAAGCCAAACGATATCACGACATCAGCTGCGGACACCGCGTCTTCCAGCACGAGTCGAAGTGCGCGCACCTGCACGGCCACAACTATCGAGTCCATTTCACCTGCGAAGCGGAATCGCTGGACAACATCGGCCGCGTGATCGACTTCAGCGACATGAAGTCCCGCCTGTGCATGTGGCTGGAAGATAATTGGGATCACAAGACGCTCATCTGGGAGAACGATCCGTGGGCCAAGGTGCTGCCCGAGATCGACCCGACGATCGTGATCGTCCCGTTCAATCCGACCGCCGAGAACATCGCTCAGCACCTCGTTGAAGTGATCGGCCCGCAGCAGCTCGCAGGCACCGGCATCAAACTCGTACATTGTGACGTCGAAGAGACGCGCAAGTGCTCCGCCTCCTTCCACGCTCACTAAGGACACATCATGCAACTGACTCTGAATCATAACGACGTGCAAGCGCTCGCGCAGCGGGCGGCACAGGCCATTTTGGCCTTCGGTGCTACCCTTGGCCGCACCCTGCTGGCTTACCCCGTACCGCGCGGCGGTGTGCCCGTTGCGTACCTGCTGCAAGGGCTCGCGGGGTTCAGCATCACCGACGACCCCGAAAAGGCGGACATCTTCATCGACGACCTGATCGACAGCGGCAGCACGATGGAGCACTGGTGCGACCAGTTCCCCGGCAAGCCGTTCTTCGTGCTCATTGACAAGAAGACCGACGAAGAGTTCAAGGGTCGCTGGATCGTGTTCCCGTGGGAAGGTGACGCGGAATCTGGTATCGAGGACAATATCCGCCGTCTGCTCCAGTATGTCGGGGACGATCCTGCCCGCGAAGGTCTGCTCGAGACTCCGCATCGCGTCGCGAAAGCGTGGCGTCACTGGTGTGGTGGCTACGGTAAGGATCCGAAGGCGATCCTGAAGGTGTTCGAGGACGGCGCCGAGAAGCATGATCAGATGGTGACGGTGCGGGACATCCCCATCTATTCGCATTGCGAACACCATCTCGCACCTATCTTCGGCACGGTGACGATCAGCTACATCCCGAACGGTCGTATCGTAGGGCTCAGCAAGCTGTCGCGCCTGGCGGACATGTATGCGCGTCGCCTGCAAGTGCAGGAACGGCTCACCGACCAGATTGCTGACGCGCTGTTCGAGCACCTGGAAGCGAAAGGTGTCGGTGTGGTCATCAAGGCGCGCCACATGTGCATGGAGTCTCGCGGCATCTGCCAGCAGGGGCACCACACTGTGACGACTGCTCTTCGCGGCGCGATGAAAGATGAGCCCGACACCCGTGCAGAGTTTCTTCGGCTTGCCCAGTAACAGCTAGTTCGCTATAATGTAGGGACGTCTTCGGATGTCCCTACATTTTGGAGGATTGATGGCAGCAGAGCTCTACTTCACAGGCAAACCGTGCAAGCGCGGACATATTGCTCATCGGTTCAAATCGACTGGAACTTGTGTCGAATGTAATCGTGAAAACGTGAAGCGGATCAACTCCCAGCCTGAGCAGATCGCGAAGCGTAAAGCTCGTGAAAAGCCCTCTCCAAACGCGACAGAAAACTGGCGTCGCTGGTATGCACGGAACCCGAAAGCAGCCCTCGCGCATGTGCGCAGACAGCAAGCCCTTCGCTTGGAGCGTGTGCCTGCATGGAGCGAGAAAGAACTCATTCAACAGTTCTACGAAAATTGTCCGGAAGGTCACGAAGTCGATCATGTGATCCCGCTTCAAGGTAAGACGGTGAGCGGCCTGCATGTGTTGTCGAATTTGCAGTACCTTCCAATGATGGAGAACAGAACTAAGGGTAACAAGGTGACGACATGAACATCTTTATGGCGGCAGTCTATACAAACGGATACATGGAAGGTCAGGCGCGCCATGCCAAGCTGACAGAGCACGAGCAGAACATCTGCAAGAATCTTCCTCACATTCTCGAGTCGTACCACTACGTCGGCAAACAGCGGTATGTCGATGACATGCGCCGCGATGGTGCTCAAGTGTTCCTGGACTCGGGAGCGTTCTCTGCTTACACGCTGGGCGTCGATATCAGTGTCGCTGAGTATTGCGACTATATCAACCGCAACAGAGACATCATCCGCGTCGAAGATGGTGTCGTGATGGCGTCTGTGCTGGACGGCATCGGTGACCCATTGCAGACGTGGCGCAATCAGCTCGAGATGGAGCAGCGTGGCGCCAAGCCCCTCCCCTGCTTCCACGCTGGGGAAGACGAGCGATATCTCGAATGGTACGTCGCGAACTACGAATACATCACGCTCGGTGGCATGGTGGGCTCCAGCACACAGCAGCTCTGCATCTGGCTGGACAGAATCTGGGACCGCTACCTTACCGACGGAAGCGGCAACCCGAAGATCAAGGTGCATGGCTTCGGTATCACTGCCGTTCCGATCATGGAGCGCTATCCGTGGTATTCATGTGACTCGTCGTCCTGGATTCAGTCCGCTGCATTCGGTAGCATTATCACCCCAGGCTACAGCCAGAGCACGATGGCACTTCCGATGAGTGTATCGGAGAAGTCACCCAGCAGGCACGACGCTGGACAGCATGTGACCACACTGACGCAGATCGAGCAGGACTATGTCTTGCAAATGCTCGAGAAGCACGGTTTCACGCTTGAGCGCCTTTCCACCGTGTATGAGTCACGCGCCGCCTACAACCTGTGGGCGTTCGGTGTGATCAACACAATGATCAACGCTGCACACTCGAACACGTTTCGGGCGCGCATTCAGGAGCTCTTCTAATGCTAAAAGAACTGAAGTTCGTGCAGGGTGCAGTCGCCAAGAAAGACTTACTCCCTGCCATGACGCACTTCGCCATTGAGGGCGGGCATGTGCGCTCGTATAACGGAACGCTGGCGCTGTCCAGCCCCATCCCCTTTGACATTGACTGCAAGCCCAAAGCGGGCCCGCTGGTGCAAGCGATCGCCAACTGCAATGATACGGTGGCGCTGAGCATGACTCCCGCTGGTAAGCTGCGCATCCAGAGCGGTAAGTTCCGGGCGTTCGTTGATTGCATCGACGGTGAAACACCTCACGTGATGCCCGATGGTGCTCATGTGGATATTGACGGGGAACAGCTTCTGAAGGCGTGCAAGACGCTTGCACCGTTCGTCGGTAACGATGCGTCCCGCCCTTGGACGAACGGCATCTTGCTCCGAGGCCAGTCTGCGTTCGCCACGAATAACGTGTGCCTGGTGGAATACTGGATCGGTTCGCAGACACCCTTCACCGCCAACATCCCTATGGCGGCAATCAAGGAGATGATCCGTATCAACGAAGCGCCCACGCACGCACAGCGCACTGACAACAGCATCACATTCCATTACACCGACGGGCGCTGGATCCGGAGCCAGCTGTATAGCACTGACTGGCCCGACCTGTCGAAAGTGCTCGACAGGCAGAGCAACCCGAGTGACATGGACTCCCGCCTGTTCGAAGGGCTGGAAGTGATTAAACCGTTCGCCGACAAGCTGGGGCGCGCGTTCTTCCACGGTGAAGCAGTCAAGACCCATATCGACGAAGGTGAAGGCGCATCGTTCGACATGGTAGGCTTCCCGTTCGAGGGTGTGTATCAGATCGAGATGCTCAAACTGCTGAAGGATGTGGCACAGAAAATCGACTTCAGCGCGTACCCGAACCCCTGTCTGTTCT